AGTCGCGGCCTCAGTCGCGGCCAGAGTCGCGGCCAGAGTCGCGTCCCCAGTCGCGGCCCAAGTCGCGGCCCAAGTCGCGGCCCGAGTCGCGGCCTCAGTCGCTGTATTTTTGTGATGGTGCAGAATCCACGAAGACGCGCCGTAAGCGAACGCCATCACCATCGGGCTTGGGACGATAACGATGCGCGGTTCTTTCTTGCCGGCAGCGGCGTACAGGCTTTTAATTGCCGGCACGATTTTGGAAGGATCGATAGGATCTGTGCGCATGGCGCGCTTGATCCACAGTTGGGCATGCGCATCCATCCTAGTTTTTTCTTCAGGTGTAATACCCCCGTCGGCGAAGTCTGGGCGGCGAATAATTTTCGATGTGGCCATTTATTGCTCCTGTAGATGTTCAGTGTTTAAAACCGTTTATGGGTAACGCAGAACAGAATTTAGGCCCTAGAAAACCCTAAGTCAACACATTTATTTTAGCAGTTGCTACTAGTATTTTGCCGTTTTATGTGCTAAGCGATAGCTAAAAAATATCACTTGCGAAAGCTATTGTGCGCACCTATACTCGCGCTAAGAGTTCAAGGAGAAACACATGGTATCGAATCGCTTTAAAAAGTGGATGGAAACAACAACACTACTCCGGAAAAAGGAGGTCGCGCGCCAAGCCAAATCCTCGCATATCCTGTTCTACCATCTCGCTACCGGCTACCGTAACGCGTCCAACGAACTCGCGGCTCGGGTTGAACATGCCGCGAACGGGGAACTGGACCGGGGGGATCTGAACGCGACTTGTGCTTCGTGTAAGTATTACAAGGAGTGCAAGAAATGAGCGACGAAACAAAAGCTTATTCACGTGGTTACTATGCGGGTCGTAGTCGTCTCAAGAGAGACGTTTCGTATGATCGTCTTCAAAAATCAAGAACGGCTTTCAGAGATAGAGCTTTTTTAGCCATATTACCTTTTGCTTTTCAACAAGATAGTTGGACACAAAACGGGAAACCGATAAAGTCCGTAGCTGAACGTGTCAATTTAGCCTGGACTATTGCAAACGAAGCTGTGAAAACTAAATAAATCCAAAGGCCCTGGACCGCCGCCACCGGCATCCAGGGCCTTGTTGCCTCTTGGAGCGCCTTCAATGCGATACTTAAAAGAATACGGCGCGCAGTTAGTCGCGCTCGGTTATTCCATCATCCCACTACCCCCTGGCACGAAAGGCCCCCGCAAGCCCGGTTGGCAGAAAATAACAGCAACCCCTGAACTTGTAGACGCCTGGCTGGCGAATGGCTCAGCCGACGACGGTATCGGTGTTCTCGCCGCCCACACGCCGGCCATCGATGTGGACATCATGGACGCCCAAGTAGCCGAGGAAGTGCGCCGGCTCCTGGAGCGTCACTTCGGACCTGTGCTGCACACCCGTGTCGGCATGGCGCCGAAGTTCCTCGTACCGTTCCGGTGCGCCACGCCTTTCAAGAAGTTGTCTTCCCACTACTACACCGACACCGTCACCGACATCGATCACCACGTCGAGATCCTGGCCGAGGGCCAGCAGTGGGTCGCGTACCACGAGCACCCTGACACCCACCAGCCCTACACCTGGCCACGTGGCAATCTTCTGGACTTGCCCTACGCCGAGCTGCCTCTCTTGTCCGAGTCAGCGGCCGCAGCCTTCGTCGCCGGCTTCGAGGCCATCGCCTCCCGGCTTGTCGACGCCGGCCAATGGGAGAAAAAGGTACGCGTCGCCGACACACCGACAACGCCCAAACCTAGCGACGACCCGCTCCTGACGTGGAAACCTACCATCGACTTCAAGACCTTGAAGTCCGCCTTAGCCAAAATCCCGAACAAAGGAAAAGACGAGCTCGATTACGACGCGTGGCGCAATATCATCTTCGCCATCCACCGCGAAACGCAGGGCGCCGACCACGGCCGCCAGCTGGCACACGCCTGGTCAGCACGCTCCAGCAAGCACGACGCCGCATTCCTGGACGAGCGTGTATGGCCTTACATCCACAGTGATCGCCCCGGCGCCGTCACCGGTCTGACCATCATCAAGCTGGCGCGTGGCTACGGCTGGGAATCCGCGGCCCCCGCAAAAATAGACCGGCTCCCCGCCAAACTGCTGCAGCTGTCCGATTTTGCCCAGCTGAAACCTGTCAGCTGGCTCATCAAGAGCATCCTGCCGGCCGCGGAGGTGGCGATCTGTTACGGGGCTTCCGGCTCAGGCAAATCGTTTTTCGTACTGGACATGGCCGCCGCCGTCGCGCGCGGTATTGAGTGGCGCGGGCACCGCACCAGACAGTGTCCTGTCGTCTATGTCGCCGCTGAGGGCGCCGGCGGCTTCCGCGGCCGTACCGTCGCCTACGGGCGCCATAACCACCTTGACCTGGCCACCGTCCCCTTCTACGTGCTGCCGTCCATAATCGACCTGGCAGACGACTACCCCCAGCTGATCACCAACATCGATGAGATAGGCGGCGCCGGCCTCGTTGTTGTCGATACCCTGGCCGCCACCACGCCGGGCATGGACGAGAACACCGGCAAGGACATGGGGCGCGTTATCGACGCCTGCCGCCAGATCCACGACGCCACGGGCGCTATGGTGTTGCTGATCCACCATAGCGGCAAGGATGCAGCGCAAGGTGCCCGCGGCTGGTCGGGCTTGCGCGCAGCCTGCGACGCCGAGTTCCAGATTACCCAGGAGGGCGATACCCGCGCTGCCCGCGTCACCAAGCAGAAAGACGGAGAGGAGGGTCAGGAGTACGGCTTCAAGCTGCAGGTTGTCGAGATCGGGGAAGACGAGGACGGCGATCCGATCACGTCGTGCGTTGTAACAGCTGCCGATGTCGTTAAAGCAACCCCACGCGTCAAACTCTCCGACGCCCAGCAATTCATACTGGATGTCTTCGACCAGGCGCTCGGCATGGATGATTCCTTAACGGAGGTGGAGCTGATCGACGCCGTAAAAGCGGCGCAGAAAGAGTACGGCGATACGCCATCAAGGGCTTCCAACATCAAGCGTTCCATTGAGAGAATTGTCGAGTATGGTATATTGGACACGTCTACAGGTAAAATTTTACGTGCTTAACGCGTAAAATTTTACGTTTTAAATAGGGACTACCTGCTCCGACCACCCCTGTTTTTTGAGGGGGTCGGAGCAGGTAGTCGGAGCAGGTAGCTGCTCCGAGTAAAAAATTACGTGGAGCAGGTAAAACTTAATAAACATACGGGTTTCGAGAGACCTGCTCCGACCTGCTCCGACCTGCTCCGACCTGTCGGAGTAAGCTGCTCCGGCTGCTCCGACCCCCTATAGGGGGGAGGAGCCGGAGCAACCGGAGTCGAGGAGCTGAGAAAGTGAATATGCGAAAAGATACGACTTTGTGTTTCAGGTGCGGAAAACCGTTTCAGACGGGTTTGATTGAGATGGTCAGACGCAAGCATCAGATTTGTCCGGCTTGCGTTTCACGAGACAGCGCCACCGCCGTAAAGGACTCACAGGCCGCGATTGCGGGGCCAGGTTCAACGATCAATGGTAAGGGAGTACTGGAATAGGGGAGAAGCCCGAAAACGGCTAAAAACGCGTTTTAAACGGTTTCGGGTTTATTGTAGTGTCAAAGCTGCAATAGCGATGCCGGGGTTTGCCAACAGGAGACCGTCGCGGTCGTCAAAGCCCAAGAGCTCGGCCAGCTTGTCGCCCATCATCTCGAAAGTTGGGTACACGTCGCTGACCATGTACCCAACAGGGATTTCGGAGGACGGCACAAAGAGACCGTAGACGAGGAACTGCTTCATTGCAGGGCAATCGCGGCGTACGGCACCGAGCGGGCGTAGAACAGGCGCTCGAATGGATGGTAGGCGTCGGCATACGAGACGTACTCCAGGTAGCCGCAATTGATGTCCAGGGCGGGACATTTGGGCTCTTGGCCCATGAGAATGAGGACGTGGTTCATGATCAGATCACCCCGCAAGTGAGCAGGCAAAAGGCTGCGGTGACGATGATAGCAGCGACGAGCAGACCCATGATGGCGAAGTCCATGAGTTTGTCGAGCGTGTTGTCGTAGTCCGAAGGTTCCATGATGTTTTCTCCGAGTTGGTGAAACTTGAGTATAGCACTTGCTAAAACAAAGGCAAGCGATTCGTGCGTATGGTGACGCTTGCGTCAGGCGCGCGTATAGAGAGCGCATGACGAGGCTAACTATGCAAGAAAAGCATAACGTTAAAAAGTGACAACAAACCGAAACGGTGACTGCGACATTTTCTTAAGGAAGTGGCACGGGTCCGAGACCCCAAAACATGCACCGCGATCCACCGACAGCCGACCAAGTTAGCAAGCACTTACATCAAACCGATGGTGCGGTGCGTCACGACCAAAAGGCCCCGATTCGTTATGCCCGACAAGATACAACGTGTTCTAAGTCATTGATTATAAAGGGTATTGCAGTGCAACATACGCATAATCTATATTATGTAAAATGACCCTTTTGCGCGAAAACCCCCGATTCGTTATCAAAATGCAAACTCTGGGGGCCCTCCCCCGAGGGACGGGTGGGTTATGATTTTTGTAGACCACGTTACCGATCCGCGTACCGAAAAACACGCATCTGCTATACTCGCGAAAAATTACCAACTAATCGGAATCCATGGCCGCCCTCTCCAACGCCGCGATACTGAAAGCCATATCCCAGGACCGGGCACTGGGCAGCGCCATGATCTTCCCCCACAGGCACCCCCAGGCAAGCCCAACCTTTCACGTCGACATCATGGATTTGTGGCGCTCGAGCGACGAGAACGTGCTGGTGGAAGCTTTCCGCGAGGGCGCCAAGTCCACCTTGTCCGAGGAGTTCCTGTTGCTGGAAGCGTGTTTCGGCAACTTCGGCTACTGCATCATTCTCGGGGAAACCTACACCAAGGCTTGCCAGCGTCTGGAAGCGATCAAGCACGAAGCCGTAAAAAACATGAAGCTGTACTCCCTGTTCGGCAAGTTGAGGGCGCCGGGCAACGTCTGGAACGAGAACCAGATCGAATTAATGAACGGCGTCATGATCGAGGCCCACGGCTGGGAAGAGGAGTTGCGTGGCTTCAAATGGCATGACCTGCGCCCGGACCGGGCTTATCTCGACGACATCGAGAACCGGACCTCGGTCAAGGACAAGCTGGCGGTCGACGCCACCATGAAGAAAATCTACCTCGAATTGATGCCGGCCATGGACAAGGAGCGAGGCAAGATTCGTGTCACCGGCACACCGCTGGCGGAAGACTGCATGATCTCCCGGCTGCGGGTCGATGCGGCGTGGACCGCCGGCCGGTATCCGATCTGCAACGGCGACATTGACGACCCAAAGACGGTAGCGACCTGGCCGGACCGGTACCCGATGGAGTGGATCAGGAAGAAACGTGACGCCTACGAGCGCGCCGGGCAGCTGCGGGGCTTCCTGCAGGAGTACATGCTCATGGCAATCGACACCCAGGACAAGCCTTTTGAGGACCGGCACTTCAACGAGGTCATGTTCGACCCGGCGCCGTGGCTGCCGAAAACGTTGATCATCGATCCGGCGCGCACCACGGACGTGAAAAAGTCCGACCGCACCGGGCGCGTAGTGGTCAGCCGGCTGGGGTCGCGGGTGTACGTGCATGCAAGTTCCGGCGAGTACTGGAAGCCGGACCAGGTGATCGACGACTGCTTCGACACGTCCAAGAAGTTCGGCGAGGCAACAGTGGCTATCGAGAAAAACTCGCTGGACGAGTGGCTGCTGCAGCCGATGCGCGCCGCAATGCTAAGCCGGGGGAGGTCGCTGAACCTGCGCCCGCTGCAGGCGCCGCAGAACATGGACAAAACCCAGTTCATCATGGGCCTGCAACCGTTCTTCGAAGCCGGCGACATTGTCCTGGTGGGCGGACGCGGGGCGCATGCGCAGCTGGTGGCGGAGTTGCTTAACTTCCCGAGCGGCAAGCGCGACATCGTCAACGCCCTGGCCTACGTGCTGCGGGTCTATACCGGCACACCTGTCTACGAGGATTTCGGGCCGTGGAACTTCGTCGAAGAGTACGAGCCGCCGCAGGGTACGCAGCTTGCCATCGCGTTCAACGCCAGCGCCAACGAGACGACAGCGGCGCTGGTGGCGGTCGAGGGGGAACGTTTGGTGGTGCTGGCGGACTGGGCTAGTCCCGTGTCTCCTATGGAGGCCGTGCCGGACATCCTGACCGTGGTGCGCGCCGTGTACCCCGGCCGACGCCTGTCGTGCTGGGTCACGGGCGACGTGGCGGACCAGAAAGACAGGCTGCCGCTCATGAACGCGCTGCGGGCGGCTAACTTGCCGGCGCACCGCGGCGGCTACGCGTCGGTGGCGCGGGGGTCGCTCTCGCCTTTGATCCGCACTGAGGCGCGCGGCCGGCGCCTGCTGCTGGTGACACCGGACGCCAAGCACACGGGCAATGCCCTGGCTGGCGGCTATAATTTCCCCCTGGGGCGGGACTTGCGGGTGTCGGGGGAACCGGAGCGCGGACCGCACAGAACGCTGGTGGAGGGGCTTGAAACATTAGCCGCTAGCATTTGTCAAGGAGTTAGTGATATGCTCCCGGATAACGCCCACATGGGTATCAATCCGCAGGGCGCGACCTACATGACCAGTCTACCCAGGAGAAAATGATGGCCGTTACCAAGACAATTCACCCGAAAGCCCCGTCGCAAAAGCCGACGGACTTTTTCAAAGGCAAGCAGCAAGGCGGCGCCCATGGCAAGCCGCAATCGGTCCCGGAGAAGCTGACCGGCGGTCCGATGCGCGAAAAAATGGCGAAGAAGGGGCTGTGATCATGGGCATCATGGAAAACGTTGCGGCTGACCAGGCCGCCGTGGCCGCGGCACAAGCTGCGCTCGACACCGCCAATGCACAACTTGCCAAGGACCAGGCCGCCCTGGACGCGGCGCAGCCCCACGTTTCTCTGTGGGAAGAAGTTGTCGCCGAGGCCGACAAGCTGGGCGCCGACGTTGCCGCACCGTTCGCCGCGCTTGCGGCGCGCGCCAAGACACTGCTGGGGCTGTGATCATGGCGATCAAAAACGACAAGATGCGCGGCCACGCCGGCAAGAACTGGTCAAAATCCGTGGACATGCGCTCAGGCGGCGTCTATGACAAAACGTCCAAGAAACCGGAACCGGACGACAAGCCGGCGAGAACCCCCAAGGAGCGCAACACCGGCACCACGGTTGCCAAGCGCCTGGCGGGTAGGGTCATAGGGTAACGTCATGGCCCACGGCAAGATAAAGCTATCCCCCGCGCAACGAGCTAAGGACGCAGCGGAAATTAAGGACAATTTGCTGTTTCGCAAAGCGGAGCTGGCGGGACACGCAGTGCAGGGCAAAGTTCGCCAGCCGGGGGATAAGTCCCCACCTGACAAGCCCCGTACTACGTTGAAAAGCAAAGGTGGCGGAGGCGCTTCCGCCCGCATGCGAAAACGTCTTGAAGATGTGAAAATCTGATGCCGCGCGCCAAGAAACAGAAAGACACCGATGATATCAAGGTCGGCAAGGTCGGCAAGGTCGGCAAGGTCGACTCCCGTGGGATCGACCCGGAGAAACTCGGCGAAGAGGTAGAGAACTGGGCGGATAAGCCCGACTCGGAAGCCTATCTCGACGCCGAGAAGCTTTACCCCAAGATCGCCAAATGCTACGAGAACAAGCAGGAGCAGATGGACCGTATTGAGGAGTACTGGAACATCTACCAGGCCACGCCTGACGAAAATCAGCAGTATTCCGGCAATTCCCTGTGCTACATCCCTGCGGTGCGTGACTGCATTAACGCCCGTATCAAGCGTACTCTGGCGCAACTTTTTCCCGCCAACTACAAGCACGTCGACGCCGTCGGTCCGACCGGCGAAACGCCATTCGCGCAGATGTCGCTCATGGAGCACTACATCCGCAAATGTGGCTTGAAGGACATCGTGCGCGCGGATCTTCTCGCCGGTGACGTGACCGGGCAATGGAATTTGTACGTGGACTGGACGAAGTCGACCCGGCGCGTGACCGAGGTCATCAAGAAACCGCCGACGCTGGCAAACGCCGACGGCTCGATCACGGCCGAGGACACGACCGCCGAGGACGAATACGAAACCGAAAACCAGGAAGTCATCGACGAAGGTCCGGATATTGTGCCCTTCGCAACGGAAGACATGGCTTTCTATCCACCGACATGCAACAGCGTCGAGGAAGCAACGGCCACCTGTATCCGCCTGCGCATGTCCAAGGAGAAGCTGGAACAGCTGGTCGATGAAGGCGTTTTCGTTGGCGTGACCGCCAAGGAGCTGATCGACAAAGTCGCCAAACCCTCGGGCGGGCGCGAGAAGTACGTGCCCCCCAAGAAGCGCACCGGCGACGCCGGCATCCGCACCGAAGGCACTTACAAGTACGCCCTGATCTACGAGGTGCACACGAACCTGGACTTGGGCAAAGGCTACAAGGAGCCGGCCTACATCTACTACGCCGGGCAAGATGAAATTCTGGGTATTATCCGTAACCCGTTCTGGGGCGGCTGGCGTCCGATCCTATCCGCGCCGAACGAGCGCATCCAGGGTTCGGCTTTTGGTGTCTCCAAGATTGAACCGGTCAAGTATCTGCAGTGGAACTTAAACGACTACTTCAACATGGGACAGGACTCGGCGCAGTACGCGCTGCTGCCTATCGTCATGACAGACCCGCTGGCGCAACCGAACTATCAAAGTATGGTCATGGGCTTGGCCGCCGTGTGGCTGGCAAACCCGCAAACCACGCAATTCGCCACATTTCCTCCTCTGTGGAAAGATTCGATCCAGCTGTGCGGCGCGATCAAGCAGCAGATCCAAGAGTCCATGGACGTGAACGAAGCCATGCTGGGCAAAGTCCCGCAAGGCCGCAAGAACCAGGCGCAACAGGCCGCCGCCTCTCAAACCCAGGAAACCAACATTGTCGACCACGCCAAGCGCTACGAGGAAGTGATCCTCAACCCGCTGCTAGAGCGCATGTTCGAGCTCGACCGCCAGTTCAGGACCAAGGACATCACGATCGCCAATATGGGCGAAGTCGGCACCGAGAAACGCTTGCAGGAAATCCCGCCACAGGCGTTTGGCGAACGTTACTTTTTCCGCTGGGCCGGCACTTCCTTCCAGATGGGCATGCAGCGCATTCAGCAGATGATTTCGTGGATGAACGTCATGCGCGGCATCCCCCCGCAGCAATTGAACGGTCGGCGGCTGGACATTACTCCGATCCTGGAGTACGGCACCGGGCAGATTTTCGGGGTGGAAGTCGCACCCAAGATCCTGATCGACGAGCGCAACCTGTTCCACGTTGAGCCGAGCGAAGAAAACTTGATGATGCACAACGGGCTGGCGGCGCAGATTCACGAAGCCGACGACGATGCGCGCCACATCCAGGAGCACCAGCAAGGCGCGGTGCTGACGGGCGATCCTGTCGGCTTGTTCCGGGCGCACATCCAGGCGCATACCCAGGCCATGCAGATCAAGCAACAGAAAGCCATGGGCCAGCAGCAGGGCGGTCAGCCAGGTGTGCCAGGCGGTGCGGGGCCAGGTGTGGCGGGTACGCCGCGCCCCGGTGCGCAACCGGGGCAGCCACGGCCTCAGCAGCCGGCCGGCGCAATCCATCCCGATCAGATGGCTGATCCACAGGCGCAGCCGCGATGAGAAAATTCTACGCCTACACGACGCCCTGGGGCACGATCCGTACCGGGTCGCTGTTCAAGAAACTGACACCACGGGAGCAATTGGCGGTGTGGGCGCACGAGCGTGGGCACATCGTGCATAAGCATGCGTGGAAGCGTATGCTGTGGGTATTTACCGGTTACGCCCTGTTTCACCGAGAAAAGTATTTCGCCATGTGTCGCGCACAGGAGTTCGAAGCCGATAGCTACGCCGTGAAAACAGGGCATCTTGTCGGTATGATACTGGCGCTATCCCGAATCGCCTCTGTCAAAACGGATACCCATCCGAGCAGAGAAGAACGTTTGGCAAGGTTACGCAATGAGTGATCTTTATCCCCTCACCGCTCCCCGGGTCGATGCACAAGGCGCGGATCTGACGCAGATCAGTGTCCAGTTGGCGTTCAATCAGCTGGCTGGCGCGGTGCGCATTTACCTGAACCAGATCGCCGCCGGAACGATTCCGTCAGGCCCGGCTGGCGGTGACCTCTCCGGAACATACCCGAACCCGACCGTCGCCGCAGTCCATGCGGTAGCCGGCACAATCGATGGCGTTGTCATCGGAGGGGTTGTTCCGGACCCGGGTACGTTCACCACCTTGGCGGCGTCCTCGCTCACCTTGACCACGGCGCTTGCCATTGCACAAGGCGGCACAGGCGCGACCACAGCGGCCGGCGCCCGCACGAACATGGGCTTGGGCACAATAGCTACACAAAACGCGAACGCGGTGGCGATCACCGGTGGCACGGTCGACGGCGCGGTGATCGGTGGCGTGACACCGGCGGCGGGTACGTTCACGGCTTTGAGCAGTACCAGCGGCGCGTTGAACGGGACGATAGGCGCCACAACACCGGCGGCTGGCGCGTTCACCACGGTCACGGCGACGACACCGGTAGGTGTTGCTAGCGGCGGCACTGGCCGTGCAACGTTGACAGCGCATGGCGTTCTGGTGGGCGAGGGCACCGCCGCGATCAACCAGACCGCAGTCGGTACTACCGGACAAATGCTACTTGGAGTTACCGGTGCGGATCCTACCTTCGGAAACAATCCAACGATCACAGGCGGTACGGTCGACGGCGCGGCTATCGGTGCAACAACGCCCAGTACAGGAAAATTCACAACTATTCAGGCAAGCAGCACAATCACACCATCTTCTACCGCGGGTATCGTGGGGACCACGACCAACGATAACGCGAACGCGGGTAGTGTCGGGGAATTTGCCAGTAGTACAACACTTACGACAGCAGTTACTACCAACGTACCTGTGAACGCTGCAAGTGTTTCGCTGACCGCTGGTGACTGGGAAGTGTACGGTGTTCTTCGTACAAATCCCGCTGGCACAACGTTAGTGACAGGAATAGCGGAAGGCATCTCGACTACGTCAGCGACACTAGGAGCTTTCGGCACCTTTACCCAGTACAATTTTACAGCGCCAGCAGGAACAGGAAATGTTGTATCTGGACCGCCAATGCGAATAAGTATTGCAGGTACGACAACCGTATTCCTCGTTGCCCAAATCAGCTTCAGCGTAAGTACATGCACCGTTGACGGTTTTATCCGTGCACGACGTGTGCGTTGACTTTTATAACCAAAAGTAGTAAAACCCTCATTAAATCTTATAGGAGCGCATCATGTTGAAAACCTATCTCGCCGCGCTGATCGGCTCGATCTTTCCGGCGATCATCGGCCCGGGCAATAACCCGAATGTGGCTTTGAATGGTGCGCTGCCGGATATCACGTCGCTCAATGCTTCCATTCTGAACATCAACCCGTTCCAGGAAACCAACGTCAACACCGCCGCGAATACGACAGGCTTTACCGCCTTAGGCCCCCAGGTTTCAGGGGCGGCGCAAAACTTCCTCATTCTGTCGGGTACGCTCGGCGCCGGCGCGGCGCTGACATTGCCCACGGTCGCCGCGCTCTTAGCCAGCCTGCCGGCCAACGTCCAGGCGGCGCCTATCGGAACCAGTTGGCAGTTGCGCGTCGTTGTGCTCAATGCCGCCGCCTTTGCGTGGACGGTTACCACGAACACGGGCTGGACACTGGTCGGTGCACAAACACTGGCCGCGAACACCTGGCGTGACTTCGTTATTCAGATCACTTCTGCAACGACAGCCACAATCACCTCTGTCGGCCTGGGTACCACACCATGAGCGCACTACTTCGCAAACTGCTGGCAAGTCTGTTCCTCGGTATCGATGACGACGATTTGCCAGGACCACCAGGTGACGAGGACGACGATACGCCACCAGGTGACGAGGACGACGATACGCCACCAAGTGACGAGGACGACGATACGCCACCAGGTGACGAGGACGACGATACGCCACCAGCGCGCCAAACCCGGCGCGTATCGCGGGACGATTCCAGTTCACGCGCGGTAGAGGCAGCGCTTGAACGCGCGCGTCGGCTTGAAGAAGACGTTGAAACGCTGAAACGCAGTTCTGCAACGCCTTCCGAAGATCAGCGCCTGCGCGCCGACGAAGACCGTCAGTTGCAGGACCCGCAGACCGATCCTATGGTCAAGTGGCAGATCAATGCCAATCGTACCCTGCGCGAAACGCAGCAAAACGCCAATCGCGCACTGGCTGAGGCCCGGGACATGCAGGATCGGGCAGCGTTCATGTCCAAGGCTGCCGCCGACCCGCGCCGCGCCAAGTACGAGGAACGCATCGAGAAAGAATTGAAAACACTGCGCAACAAGGGCCAGAACGTTGACCGCGAAACACTGTATTTCTACCAGCTCGGCAAGGACATCGCCGAAGGCAAATTGAAGCCGGCACCGAAGAAAGCGTCCAACGCTGCAAACGTACCGCGTGGTAGAACGCCGGCGGCGCGCAGTGACGTACGATCACGAGGAACAAGCAGAAGTTCGTCAGGCGCGCGTGAACGCCTGGCAGACAAACCCATTTAACCACCACCCCAAGGATGACCATGAACACCTTTTACCTTGCCATCCTTGCGATGGCGCACAGCTTGTTCCCAGGCGTGACCAATCAGTCGACCAGCTTTACGGCCGACGTTGAAGCGTACATTCAGGAAGAAGTCGAGCCGCTGGCGCGCCGTCAGCTGGTGGCGTATCAGTTCGGCAAGCCTCTGCACTTGGACACAAACCGGGGCACGACTTATACCGCCTCGCGTTACACTCGCCTGCCACTGCCTTTTGCGCCTTTGCAGGAAGGTGTTGCGCCTCCAGGCGAAGCGATGACGCTGCAGCAAGTCACCGCAACCGCGCAGCAATGGGGCGACCGTGTCATCATCACCGACGTGGCGAATCTGACCATCAAGCATCCACTGTTCCAACAAGCATGTGAATTGGTGGCGCTGCAGATGCCGGAAACGCTGGAGCGCAATACACTCAACACCCTCATGTCGGCGACTCAGGTGAACTTTGCCAACGGCAAGACCAGCCGTGCAAATTTGCTGGCAACCGACGTCATGACCCCCCACGAAAACAATCGTATCGTCGGCTCCATGCTGACCTACGGTGTGCCACGTTTCATGGGTGACGAGCGGGAAGACATGATGATCGAGGCAGGTTCTTACCGCGATCCGTCGAAGTCCCCCGCTGTCATGCAGCACTACGTCGCGCTGATTCACCCATTGTCGGCGCAGGACATGCGCGAGAATACCGTGGTGGTCAACGCCTGGTCGTACAGCGACGTGAACCGTTTGTACAACAACGAACTCGGCCCGTTTGGCGGTTCGCGTTACGTTGAAACCAACTTTATGCCGTACTTTGTCGGCAACGCCGCTATTCAGGGCACTGCGTCGGCCGCTGGCGGTCAGTTGGCGACCAACGCCGGCTACCAGATCATCGTCACCGCATCGCCGTCGCAGACTAGCGTCGAACAGCAAATCTATCAGGTGTCGAACGCGATCAGCGTCACCGGCCCGACAGGTTCGATCTCGGTCACCCTGCCACAGCTGGTAGGCTACACATTCAGTGTGTACATCGGCACCTCGGCAAACCCCGCGAACTTGGGGCTGTCCGCCTCTGGTCCAACAGTCGGTGCACTGGCGGGCCAGGCTACTCAGCTGGCGCCAAACCAAACGGTGGTGATCACCGGCATCGGCGCAGCGCAAGTGCCGCCAGCTGCGCCAGCAACCGGTGTGACCGTGTTCCCAACGATCTTCATCGGGAACCACAGCTACGGCCAGGTGCTTCTGGAAAATCCAGAGTTCCACTACCTGACCGGCGCCGACAAGTCCGATCCGTTGAACCAAACTCGCGTCGTGTCGTGGAAGGTGTTCTACGGCTCGATCATTCTGAACCAGGCATTCCTGGCAAGGGTTGAGGCAGGTTCCGGCTTCTCGGCCGGCTACACTGCGGGCACCGTAACTACACCGTAACGCCAACGGGGGCTTCGGCCCCCGCTTTTTAAACTCGTTGGAGACAGCAATGGCAACTCGCCTACCCGGTAGTGACAAACCCGAAAAAGAAGAACAGTCCGACGATTCGTTGAAACAGCGTATCGCGGAACTGGAAGCAGAACTGGCCGCATCTAAGACATCCGAGCAGAAAGCTATCGAGCTGGCTGCGCATAACGCCGCCGCCGCACAAAGCGTTTTGTTGTTCAACTCCACGACCACTGAAATCCATATGGGCAAGACGGAAGACGGCAAGGACCTGTGGAAATACAAAATCGACCTGCCGCCATCCGGCGGAACCGACATCAAGGTGAACATGGTCCCTTACTACCATGGCGAAACCTACACGTTTGAAACCGACCTGCTGCGCACGATCAAAGAAATTGTGCAGCGTTCCTGGGGGCACGAAGCCAGTATCCAGGGCAGCAACGAGAACTTTTACCGTAAAGAAATGAACCGGACAATCAGCGGACGAGGCGGCCGATAATGAGCGAACAAAATCAAGTCGGATCTGCAGCGATCCTAGGCAATTTCGAAATCACCCTGCCGGCGCCTAACGGTGCGTCGATGCGCATCACCAGCTATCTGTACGAGGGCGAGTCCCAAGAGTCGCTGGACCAGCGCATGGACACCTGCCGCGAGTCGTTGTTGCGTCAACAGCAGTTTCTGGAAAAACCGATTCTGGAAGAAAAGATCAAGATGCTGCGCGATCAGGAAAAACATGTCGAGCAAGCCTACGCCGATCTTCTGGAGAAAAACAAGAAACGCACCCTGCCGAGCGCCGAGGAACAACACCTGCGCAACTATCCTGCGCAGTTGAAACAAATTCGCCAGGAAATCGTCAAAGGCGAGATCAAGCTTGAACAGATCGCGGCGGCGTAAATGGCTCTTACTGCAGCCCAAATTATCACGTATGCCCTTCAAATTGCGAAATGCCCCGGCTTTACGCAACAAGGTGGGCAGTCGCTTAATTTGGTGCTGCAAGACCTAGCGATGCACCGCGATTTGAAAATCAATCGCGTGTCCACCACGATTATCGCGCAGCCGAACAATAACGGGCCTTTCAATCTGGAGCCGGATTATCTGCGCACCTACGACCTGTTTTTCTCGCAGAACAATTTACCGTATTTCCTGCATCCGATCTCGATGGAAGAGTACGACCAAGAGTTTAAAGACCCTTCCATTGCGAACTATCCCTATGAGTTTGCGACTGACTTGTCTCCTCAGGCCACTGGCGGGCTGGGTCTTCTTTATATCTATCCGCAGTCGTCCGGCACGATTCTTCTAACGCATCGTTATATGCTGCAGCGGGCGGATATCGTTACGCCCGAGACTTCGGCAATCGTTCCATGGTTTCCTGATACCGATTATCTGATCCACGCGACCGCGTACCGGATGATGCGGATCACGGACGACGAACGACATGATCGCTTCGTCGCCGAAGCCGACAAGATGCTGCGCATTCACCTGATCATGGAAGGCGATGAGCAGGCTGTTGTAAAATCGGTGCGCCTCGATCCCCGGCGTTTCCATACAAACCGGACGCTCAAACCGACCAAAATTACCGATTAGGAGCCGTATATGACGATTCCTAAAAACTATCCAATTCGCTTTACCCCGAAGGGCTTGAGCGACGCTTTCGACGCTACGGATACGTTTCCCGGCGCCTGCCAAACGCTGCAAAATTTGGTCTTTGATCAGGCAAATCCTGAATTGATCAGTGCCCGGCCGGGTGTCGGCACGGCATTAACTTCCTTTTCAGGGTTCAGCGCGCCAGGCTACGTATCCATCCATGTAACTCTTGGTACGCTTACCTTCGGCATGATCGCCACTTCCCGTTTTGCGGGGCACGACGAACCTTTTTGCTACGATAACGTAGCCGGAGCTTTTATTGGTGTTTTTGGTCCCACAGCAGCCAATACTCCTACGTCGCCGGCGACAACAGGCCCTTGGACTCCACCGACGATGGCGGTTATTGGGGTGAAAATTATCATTACGCATCCGGGTTTTAACGGTGTAGGCGCAAACTTTTTTGGCGTGATCGATATTACGAACCCCGCCGCGCCAACATGGACCTCGGCCAACTTGGCGACCAACCCCCTACCGGCTGTGCCGACCAGTGTAGCGAATTTTAATAATCGTGCGTATTATTCGTTTGGTAATAAACTTTTCTACTCCGATGTCCTGGTCCCGCTGACGGCAACCAACGCCGGTCAATCACTGACAGTGGGGGATAACACGGCGATCACTGCGCAGGCGGGGCTGCCAGTACAGACAACATCGAGCGGTATTGTAGGCGCTTTGGTGATATTTAAGCCCGCGCAAATTTGGCAGATTACAGGCGACGCTGCTATTGCGACCAATCCTCTTGCGCAGAATTACCTAACACTGAACGTGGGATGTATTTCCCCGCGCAGTATTGTGCCTACTAGTTTCGGGCTGGCGTTTGTAGGTATAGCAGGACCGTTTTTCCTGAGCCCATTGGGCGCCGTTTTACCATTGAACAGCAAATTGAGCGACGGCAGCCCTGCCGACTTACAGGCACCCTTCCAAAATACAACCTCGCCCACGCGTATCGCCGCGGGGTTCCAGGGAAATATTTATCGGGTATGTGTGCCGACAACAACAGCGGCCGGGGTGGCGACCAACGATTATTGGTACGACTTATACCGCAGGCGGTGGACAGGGCCCCATACCTTCCCCTATGACTGCGTTTCCATGGTGTCCGGCAGCGCAAGCGGTTCGTACTTCCTACTATCCTCTGCCGCAAATCCGGGTGCTTTGTACCGTGGCTTGGCGCAGACACAAGCGGGAATTACCCCTGAATACGACGATCTAGGCGTCCCTTTGCAGGTGGTGATGCAAAGTTCCTCCTTTCCCAAGACGGGCCATATGGCTGAGAAGCAGGTGGTAGAATCGACAATCGAGCTGTCGTCCATCGGTGTCGGCGTACTTTACAACATAACCGCGATGAACACCTTGGGCAACACCATTGGTACTGCTGCGGTTACCACAAAAAATATTGGCGGTGTTTGGGGCTCAAACGTATGGGGGGACGGCACTTTATGGGCGTCCGTAAAAAATACCCCGAATGTTTATACCGTACCTTGGAGCGCCCCCGTCGTTTTCAAAAAATTCAGTTTGAATATCCAGGCCACAGCCGTAAATAGCTTGTCAATTGGTACTTTTTACGCCCGATATCAGGACTGCGGCTATACTTTGATGGAGTAATTATGTCAATTATCGGAACACTACCCAACAATATACAAAACGGTCAGGCAGAAGACGCCACGCCGGTAATGGCAAATTTCAATTTCATCATCAACCAAGTGAACGCGGCCGCAACCCCTCTTGGTACGTTCACCGCCCCCGCCGGCACGCGTATGTTGTTCAATCAGGCCGCCCCACCCGCCGGATGGACGCAAGAGGTCGGAGCGGCGTTTAACGATACCTCTGTGCGTACCGTCACTAGCGCCGGCGGCGCGACAGCAGGGTCGGTGCTGTGGTCATCCTGGAACTTTAGCGGCACGTTCAACGTGAACTCTTTTGCGTTGAGCGTAGCGCAGTTGCCCGCGCACAGCCACACGGTAACGGATCCTGGGCATCGTCACGGAACGGGCTATTTCAATAACGCCTCAGGCAATCCAGGTACGGGTATTCCGGCGTACTCCGGTGGCGATCAGACTACGTCGGTGACGACGGGTATCACGCTGCAGAATACGGGTTCAGGGGCTTTTATCACGCCTACGTATCAAACACCGCAAGTGAAGTTTTCTGACTACATTATCGGCATCAAGTCATGAAAAACATGTGCCCGCTGCTTAAAAAAGAATGCATCGAGCATCAATGCGCCTGGTACACGCACGTTATCGGAAAAGACCCGCAAACGGGCAAGGATATGGACCATTGGGACTGCGCCGTAAGGTGGCTGCCGTTATTGATCACTGAGGGCGCAAGGCAGACGCACAATGTGGCGGCGTCGGTGGACTCGATGCGCAATGAAGTGATACAGCGGCAGGACGTATTGAACAACGCGGTCAGGGTCGCACAGCCGCAAACACCGCCACGTCTTGAGGACGGAGGGAACGATGGATAAGAACCTAGGGGATGGGCTTTCAATCATGACTATGATCGCGGCGTTTGCAGGGTGGTTGCCCTCTCTCTCGTTACTCGTGACCATCGTTTGGGGGTGCATCCGTATCTACGAGACAGACACCGTGCAACGATGGCTTGGTTACAAAGAAAAGGTGGTGAAGGATGAACACTGATTTGTTAGCCCAGGAGCTGGAGGATGAACACTGATTTGTTAGCCCAGGAGCTGGAGCGTGACGAAGGAAAGAAAAACATGCTCTATCGTGACAGCCTCGGGATTTGGTCTATCGGCATAGGCCGTAATCTGCAAGACCGAGGTTTGAGCGACGACGAGATACTTTACTTGTTGAAAAACGACATGAACATCGTTTTTGCAGCTCTGGATACTTCGCTGCCGTGGTGGCGCGCCATGACGGAAAACAGGCAAAGGGCGCTGGCGAACATGTGTTTCAATTTGGGCATAAATCGCTTGCTCGGGTTCAAAAATACACTGCTGTCGATGTCACAAGGCGATTACGCCGCCGCCGCCGCCGGCATGCTGGCGTCACGGTGGGCTACTCAAGTCGGTGACCGGGCTAAACGTCTGGCCGCCATGATGGAACAAGGTTAAGGAGAAAATAATGGCTCTCGACCCAATCACCGCCGTCATCGGCGTAGTAGGACAAGTTATTGACCGTGTTTGGCCTGACCCGACGCAGGCCGCTGCGGCTAAATTGCAACTCATGACGTTGCAGATGAACGGTGAACTGGCTCAACTCACCGGGCAGATGGACATCAACAAGAATGAGGCGGCGAACGCCAGTGTGTTCGTATCCGGCTGGCGCCCGTTCATTGGATGGGTATGCGGTGCGGCTTGCGCTTGGAACTGGATCGGGCTGCCAGTCGCGGGGTTTGTACTGGCGATGGCGGGGCATCCTATCAGCCTGCACCAGGCCGATATCAGCGAAATGATGCCGGTGCTAATGGGCATGCTCGGTTTGGGCGGCCTGCGTACTTTCGAGAAACTGAACGGGGTAGCGGCTAAGTGAAAAATCTACTCAAAATTGCCCAGGGCATCGATGTGACACCGTTGCTGCTGGCGGTGCAGCGCCAGCCCAAGCTGTGGAACCGCCATACGATCCGCAAGGACGCCGAGGGCAGTCCGCATGCCGCGATGTCGGATATCTGGCTGCGTTATAACGACGTTAAGGACTACGAGCTGACGGGCGATTACACCGGGTTCAACGATCCGCATGACGCGATCTTCTACCCCGAGTGGTACGCCTTGCCTCAAGCCCGGCCAATTGTCATGGGGCTGATGGCGCGCGTGGAAGGCACACGACTGGGCGGCGTCATGATCACCAAGATCCCGCCAGGCGGCAAAATCCTGCCGCATAGCGATGATGGCTGGCATGCCAAGCATTTCAACACCAAGTTGTACGTAGTCCTGCAGTCGAACCCGCAATGCATCAACCGTGTCGAGGATGACGTGGTCAGCATGGCGCCGGGCGAAGTATGGTATTTCGACAACACCAAGGAGCATGAAGTCGTGAACGATGGCCCGGATGACCGGATCACGTTGATCATTTGTATCAGGTGTGAAAAATGAGCTTTCAACCCTTAGGTTTGGTCGAAATGTTGGCGCATACGTCGCCTTCACGGATCGTGCACCATTTCCCTTCGAACGGCGTAACGTCCTCGGGCGTGTATATCCGGGAAGCCACCTTGCGCGCCCAAAGCACCGTGGATACGCATTTGCACACCTATGACCATTGGGGCGTTCTGGTGTCGGGTTCGGCGGCCGTTGATGTCAATGGTGTCGTCGTCGTCTACGACGGTTTGAGCATTATCGACATCAAAGCCAATAAAGAGCATAAAATTACCGCATTGACTGACATCGTCTGGCTTTGCATCCACGCAACCGACGAAACCGATCCCTCAAAGATCGACGAAGTCCTGATCAAAGGGGAATAGCATGCCTTGGGGAGTCGCAGCAGCAGCAGCCGGGTCTTTGGTGTCCTCGGCATTGGCGCCTAGCCCCTCGGGCGGGGGTAGTGGCGGAAGCCCGAATATGTACGTTCCGACAGGCTTGGGCGCGGCTGATCAGAATTGGCAGAATCTGCAGAGTAGTCAGCTCGGACTCTACAACCAAGGCAATCCTTACCAGGACTGGAATCAACAGCAAGCGATAAAGAGCAGCGAACAATACGGTGTTCTTGGGACGCAGGCAGGGCAATACGGTCAGCAGCTCGGACAGCAGGCCCAAGGTAACTACGGCGCGCAGCAGTATCTGCAGGGCGCCGGCCAGCAAGTCTACAATCTGGCGATGGACCCGCAAAGCGCCCTGTATAACAGGACGCAGCAACAGCTCGGGGACCAGGTCAACGCCGGCCAGGCGCAGCGCGGTCTCGGCGGCTCGGCCGTGGGCGGCTCGGAGTATAACCAGGCTATGTCCAATTTCAATATTGACTGGCAGAATCAGCAGCTGCAGCGCGCAACCCAAGGCGCAAGCGCGTTGAGCGGGCTGTACGGACAGGCCGGCAGCTACGGGCAGCTGGGCAACGCTGATCTTGCGGCGTCTATCGGTATGGGCGCGCAGGGCGCGCAGTACACCGGCATGCAGGGCCAGTTACCTTATCAAACAGCCCAAGGCATGACCAACAACCAGCTTCAACAGGCTCAGGGTATCCAGAGCCAGGCCATTCCTTACATGAACTACGGCCAGGGGGCAACTTCCAACGCCTACAACGCCGCCTCGCAAAACGCCGGCGCTACGGGTGCGCTGGTGAACCAGGGTATCAGCGCGCTCGGTAACTCCAGCTGGGGGCAAAACCTGTTCGGTGGAGGCGGGGGCGGTGGTACTATTTACGGGAACACGGATAACTCGCAACTGGCGACAGGTGGCGGCTTCACCTTGGCGTCAGGGTTTTAAAGGAGCACGACATGGCCGGACTCGGCGGGATGCCCTACTACATTCAGGATTTAGGGCAACTCCAACAACAAGCGGCGCAGAAACAGCAGATGCAGTTGCAACAACAGGAAGCGTTGCAACGGCAAGCTATTCTCCAGCAGCAGCAGCAGGACCGTCAGCGTCAAATGGCGGCGGCCAACGCTGCGGGGAACGTGCTGCCGCAAATGTTCTTGCCCCCGCCCCCTTCCAATGCACAACAATCGGGCGCGCCCCCACAGCAGCCCCCAATGCCTGGCCAGCCGTCACAGCCTATGGTGCAGCCAGGTGCGCAACGGCCACAAGGCATGTTGCCACCCCCGCCGCAGGGTATGCCACAAGGTCAGCCGCCGATGCCACAAGGTGGGGGTACGCCGCCTCAAGGCATGCCGCAACAGCCACCCCCTTATCGACCGATGCCGACTTCCCCGCCGGCGCCGCCGTCACAGGGCGGCGCAATTGCGCCCCCACCACAGGCGCAACAAGCACCGCAACAGCAGCCGGGCCCCTTGTCGTTCGAACATGCCGTAAAACTCCTATCGGATCAGGGGCTGAAAGGCGCGGACTTGATGGCCGGTTTGCAGCAGCTGCAGCCATTGCTCGATACTCAGGCCAAGATACAGGCCGCCCAGATCCAGCAGCAGTTCACCAATGAAGTGAAACTGCAACAGCTGCAAAACGCTCGGGACAACCTGGAAGAGAAACGGCGCGAAGCCGACCAGCGGGCAAAAGATCGATCTCTGGATCGTATCGACCGCGAACGTGCACATGCCGATTCCATGGCGATGCGCCAGGAGTCTATCGCCATCCGCAAGCAGATGGTGGGCGCCGGCGCGGGCGACGATGCCAAGTTCACACCGGAAGACTTGAAGTTCCTAGCCGAGCAGGCGCGCGCCGGCGATACGTCGGTGTACCAGAACCTCGGCCGAGGCGCGCAAGGCGCAAAGAACATCATTGCTTTGCGCCGGGAAGTCATGAAACAAACCCGTGAAGCAGGCGGTTCAGGGGCCGATGTAGCGGCCGCCAATGTCGGTTATCAAGGCGAAAAAGCTGGAGCGCGTACCGCGGGCACGAAAGCGACCAATGTGGAACTGGCCGCCGCCGAAGCACAGAAAACTTTCCCCTTGGTCAAACAGGCGTCGGCTGCGCTCCCACGTACAGAATTTGTGCCGGCGAATCGAGCATTACAGGCTGCGCAAACGAATACCGGCGACCCCCGCGTTATTGCGCTCGGGACCGCGATCAATACTTCAATCAACGCCTATGCCCGGGCTATCAGCCCCTCCGGCACACCGACCGTGCACGACAAGGAACACGCCCGGGAGCTGCTGTCCACCGCCAACACACCGGATCAGCTCAACGCAGTGCTGGACATGATGAACAAGGAAATGACCGCCGCACGGCGGGCACCGAAAGAAGTCATGAACGCGCAAAAATCTCGTATCTCGGGCCGCGCACCAGAGGATGAAACGCCGGCTATCCCTTCCGGCTGGTCGGTCAAGGAACACTGACATGCCGAAATTTACCTTCACCTCGCCTGAGGGCAAGACTTATGACGTGGAAGGCCCTGACGGAGCCACCAAAGAACAGGCGTTCGGTATTCTGCAACAGAAACTGAGCGCCGCGCCACCCCCCGGCCCGGCTGAGCAGATTCCGACAACGAACGCCACTGCACCGAAGCCGCGCCTGGCGCCCGCACCAGATACCGGCGCGCCACGCACCGGGGGCGATGTGCTGACAGGCTTGGGCGAGACAGCGCTGACCGTGGGCACTGCCATCCCCGCCGGCATCGCGGGCCAGGTCAAAGGCGTCGCGCAGGGTGTGACAGGCGGTAAGTACGGCACCCAGGCCGGTGTCGCGCAAGCTGCGGATGTGGCGAACAAGTTCACCAAGGAGCACACCTACGAGCCGCGCACCGCAGCCGGGCGGGAGTACACACAGCGCTTGGGTAGCGCGTTCGATGAGAGCAAGCTGGCCGGCCTGTCGCCGGAGGTCGCCATGGGGCAAATTCCCAAAGTACCCCGCGCGGTGAACCTCGGCGCTGAGGCGCTGGAAGCTGGTGCGTCCAAGGCGGGTAAGACCTTGAGCAAGGCGGCGTTGGGTACGCTGCCGGCTATCGATCCAGAAACCCGCGCCTTGGCGCGCGAGGCGCACTCCATGGGCTTCCGGCTGCGTCCGGATCAAGTGTATGGCAGCAAGTACGGCAAGATTGCTGGCGAACTGTCGTCGCATGTGCCGTTCTCGGGGAGCACGATTGACAGCAACCAGGCCGTGTTCAACCGCAACGTGTTGAAGACCATTGGCGGTGAGGGCGACAAGCTGACGCGTCAGGCTTACGCTGATGCTATGGAAAAATCAGGGAAAACTATCGGCGACATCGCCGCACGTACGCCTGTTCCTCTCGATAAAGACGCTATTGCGCAGCTTAGTTCGCATATAACAGAAGCGCGTGAACTTGGTGGTCGACCTGATATAGCTAGTGCTTTGGAGGGTTATTTAAGCACCCTTAGAAAACAGTCTAAGGGTTCATTTGACCCACTCGCGGGGGTTACAGGCAGTAGCAAACAACCTTTGGGGGGTGTTTTGCCTGGAAAAGCTTTCCGTGAAATTAATACCGATTTGAATGATCGTATTCGGAACACTACAGACGGGGATTTAAAACACGCTTTAAGCGAGTTTCAAGATTCGCTACATGATATTAGAGGCAAGTACCTAACCCCCGAAGACGCTAAGCTATATGACACCGCCCGTCGTCAGTACGCCGCCGGTAAAACATTGGAGGGCTTAGTCGCCAAATCACCCACCGGGGATATTCCACCCTCTGCGTTAACTGGTGCGCTTACAGGCACTAAAGCAGGTAAATCAATGGTAGCTAGGGGGACGGCTGGTGATTTGGGTAAGCTCGCCGACATCGGGCAACGATTCCTGAAAGAACCGGCGTCGAGCGGCTCTGCTGAAAGGGGGCTAGTACAGAAAGTGCTGACGGGGGTAGCCGGCGCGGGTGGTGCGTACGCTCTTCCTGCAGCGGCTACTATTCCAGGGATAGCAGGGGTGTACACTGGCGCAAACCTGTACAACCGCTACGGGCCGGGTATTACGCAGCGTCTTCTTGAGCGTCCGCCAACTCAGCCTTAATACGGCGCCGTTTTAAGATATGTTCGTAGATCATCCCGGTGAAGCCCCCGTACCCGCCCCCGATAAGCACCGCGGGAATGAAGTCACCGGTGGTGTATATCTGGATGATTTTGAAGAGAACAAAGAAATACAGCACCCCGAAACAAAGTTCAAAGAATTTGCGCATGGCAACCTCCTGTTAAATGACGCTTTATTATAGCAGACGCTAAATGAAAATACTAATTATCGATGTCGGTTCTAACGCCTTGGACTGGGCGATGCGTTGTCAGTTGTGGGGGCATGAGGTCATGTGGTACGACAAACCCCGTCCCGACGGCACACATCGTCGCGCCGGCGAAGGCATGATCAAGAAGATCACTGATTTCGATTCTTTGCGCAAGAAGTGGATCGGCTGGGCCGACCTTATTTATCTTCCTGACAATACGCACTACGTCGATATGCTGGACCCTTATCAGCGTATAGGTTATCCGATCTTCGGCTGTAACCTAGCGGCCCGCGAATGGGAACTGGACCGCGAAGTCGGGCAGAGGGTTATGAAAGACTGCGGCATGCAGATTATCCCCGGCAAAACGTTCCACGACTACGACAGCGCCATTGCCTATGTCAAGAAACAGGGTAAGGCGTTCGTGTCCAAGCCGTCCGGCGATGGGGAGCGCGCTTTGTCCTACGTCGCCGATAGCGCCGCCGACTTGGTCTACATGCTCGGGCGCTGGAACAAAATCGATAAATATCGGAAATCGGCCAAGGAGGAGGGGTTTATTCTCCAGGAAAAGATTTCCGGTATGGAAATGGCTTGCGGCGGGTGGTTCGGTCCCGACGGCTGGAGCAAGTATTTCGTCGAAAACTTCGAGAACAAGAAACTCATGAACGGTGATCTCGGGGTTAATACAGGGGAGCAAGGAACTTCAATTGCTTTGGTTAAAAAGTCAAAATTAGCCGATCAAGTTTTGATCCCGGCTACAAAACATCTGCAGGATATTGGGTATGTTGGTTACGTCGATGTCAACTGCATGATAACCGAGGAGGGTGTGCCCTTTCCGCTTGAATGGACTATGCGTGACGGCTGGCCTATACGGCACAATTTGACCTCCCTTATTCTCGGGGACCCCGCGCAATGGATGCTGGATAAGTTGAACGGTAAAGACACGATGAAAGTCAAAGAAAATACTGTCAGTGTAAGTGTAGTAATGGCTCTGCCGGATTATCCTTACTCCAAAATAACCAATAAAGAATTGTGCGGAATTCCTATTTATGGTGCTGACGACATGGAACATATTCATCTGTCAGAAGCCATGATTGGTGAAGCCCCGACCAACATTAACGGGAAAGTAGTTGACCTTCCTTCCTTGGTCACGGCGGGGGACTACGTACTAGTAGCGACGGGAGAAGGAGCAACGCTCACCGGCGCGCGGCGCGGAGTGTACGCGGCGTTAAAAAAAGTGAAAATACCCAACAGCCCTTTCTACCGCACTGATATCGGCGCCGGGCGGTTAAAGAAACAACTTCCCATTTTACATGAACTCGGTTATGCTAAAGCCTTCGATTTTTGAAAGTTTTAGCTGTGAAAAAATGTACTAATTGCGGTGAGTTAAAATCTTTAACCCAGTTCGGGAAAAAGACTCGTGCTCCGGATGGTTTGCACTGGGAATGCAAAACATGTAGAGCTACGGAAAGCGCAGCGTATCGTGCAAAAATGCAGAACGTTATTAACGAGAAACAAGCTAAAAAACGCGCTGAAAATCATGAATTAGTCATAGCGCGTCGTAGACAATACACCGCAAAAAACAGAGAACGTTTAACAGAACAAAATAGAAAATATTACGAAAATAATAAGGGGTCAGAGAATGCAAAGGGTGCTAGATACAGAGCTAAAATACTCCAAGCAACACCGCTTTGGGCTGATCATAGTAAAATTTTAGAATATTACGAAAACGCACAAGAATTGAGCGTTCTTATAGGCGAACCGTGTCATGTAGACCACATTGTTCCGTTACAAAGCAAGATAGTTTGTGGATTGCACGTAGAGCACAATTTACAAGTGCTTCCGGGTTTAGAAAATAGAAGTAAAGGAAACCGGCATTGGCCGGATATGCCATGAGACGTTCTATGCGTTCCGGCCTGATTTCCGAGGCATCCATCAAGGCAGTGCTCACCGAGACCAAGGGCGACCTGTTCCTGGCCGCCTGCGCGCTTGATTGCACGGTGCGTGAACTGGATCAGTACATCCGGCGTTCCCCGCTCCTGCAAGCATTTGCCTCGACCGTGGAGCAGGTTAAAACCGATCCTGGTTATGACCGCATGAGCGCGGAGCAGTTCGAGGCGCAAGTGACGATCCTGTCCCGGTCCTATAAGCTGGATGGGCTGAACGAAATCCATACCCTGGCGATGATGCCGATAGGCGAATCGGCTGCCATGGCTAAAGTGAAGTTGGAAGCAGCCGTAGCGCTTCGAGGCGGGGCTTCGCATACAGGGCACGGTGGCGAAGCCGAGGCGGCACTGGCCGAGCTGAACCAACTCTACCAGGCCAATGCGCCACGGATCCGCGAGATACGCACCACTGTGGTCACGTTGACAGATGAGCGGGTAGCGCCTCCACATACCTTTGAACTTCCTGCAGATCGATAAACGCCGTATCGTGCAGTTTCTGGATCTTGTCGAAGTTCGGTTCCTCTACCGGGTACACATGCAGTCGAGTCAGGCTGATATGCCCCTGGCGCGCCATCTCCTTCACCGCCCGACGCCACGGTTGCAAAGGCTGGCCCAGCTTCACGAACTGGCGCACACCGTTCACCGCTTCGACTTGTTCGATCAGGTCCCATGCCTGAGTTAGTGCGGCGTCTTCCGGCCGGATCCGTAGCTTTACCGACCACACCTCATGCGGTCTTAGCGTGTGACGCATGTACATGATGTGTTGCGCCGATAACCCGCTGGCTGTGCACAGTTCACTATCCGTCATTACCCGCAGGCTGTCGGGGTGCTTGGAGATGGCGGCCGCGCTGGCGCGCTCCGGAATATCGCGCAGCACATCCCATATCTTGCGGCAGGATTCGACAGACGGGATTTTCAGTTCCAGCGTTTCGAAATGGGAACGCCAGCTAGGCGGCTTGAACACCACCGTCTGCTGTTCGGTGTGGATACGCGACCAGTCCAGCGTGCGCACAGCCGAGGGGCATTCAACGTGGATCAGCGCATCGTGGTCCCCGATCCCGTACGACGAGCTGGAACGGTCGATCAGGACGCCGCCTTGTTCCCGCCATTTCGCCAGCTGACCGAGCGATGCTTTATCCCAGTCCGCGTAAATGAACACCGGCAAGTGGGCGATCAACCCACTTTTGAAATACACCGGGTTCATGATCTGGTACGAACGGTTCACCACAACGTGCGTGAACTGCTGGTGGGCGTTGATCACGGACATGGCGACGTTGTCGGTAGAGAAAACCTTGGACATGTTACCGCCCCAGTACCTTGCGCGCGGCGTTGCGCACTTCCTCGGTGACGTTCAGCGCGTAACAGTCTAGGTCCAACAACGCCTCGATGAAATTCCTGTATTCCATGATCGTTTTGGCGTTGCTGTCGGGACCGATGACACCGGTCGGTTTAGTGTTGAGAGAACCCCAGGTGTTCATGGCGACGAAGCCGTTATCCTGCTGCGTATTAGCCGCTGATTTCGCTGAATTTATACGTTCAACGAACGATGTTTGGTGTTGCGTGGCCTTAGCGCTTTGCTCGATCACAGTTACCCGCTTATCTAACTCACTGACCCAGTCAGTGAGACGTGTTACCGCCATTTCAGCGTCCACAAAACCGTTAATTTTAGGCATCATTTTCTCCTTTTCATCGCGTTTAACAGCGAATCCTGCACGCTGCGTTTTGTTTCCAAGCGGTCCAGCACGTCATAATCGAGCGTACCGTACGCCAGAATGTAGTGAATAAACACCGGCCTGTCGTGTCCGGCTTGTAACTGCCTTGTCGGACCGATGCGTTCAATGATTTGCTGGTGTTCCTCAAGGTTCCAGTTCACCGAGAAGAACACCAGGGTGTTACCCCCGTCTTGCAAATTTAAGCCGTGCCCCGCAGAAGCCGGATGAGCAAGGAGCATGCGAATTCGCCCATTATTCCAATCAGTAATAGTGGAAGGATCACTGTCCAGAGCACGAGCATAAGGGAAAGCGTGGCGAATGCGCGCAAGGTCGTGCTTAAAATGGTAAGCAACCAGCACAGGAGCACCACCAGACTCTTCCATAATGTCGTCAAGGGCTTGTAGTTTTGCATCGTGTATCTCCTGCCAGTTATATGAGTCATCGGTGTAAATCGCACCGTTTGCCAGTTGCAAACATTTTTGCGTCTTTGCTGCTGCGTTCAGGGCCTCGATCTCGACTTCCGCTTCGAGTTCCAGGAACATCTTTTTTTCCATGTCGCGGTACTGCTGCATCGCTTTCGCCGGTAAATGGACCGGGATCACGTTCTTGATCGGCTCCTTGAGATCGAACCAGTCCTTCGCCTCCAGACTCAACGAACAATCCGCTATCGCCGCTTGTATAGCTTCTTGAGCGCCGGGCAGCGGCTCCACGCCGAAGCCGTCATAACTAGGCTTGAACCAACGTTGCGTAAATGCCGTGTATGAGCGCCCGAGCCGAGAACCCCCATCAACGAACCATTGCTGCCCCCAGAGGTCTTTGAGTCCGTTTGGGGCGGGCGTTCCTGTAAGGTTGACCCAGCGCCGGACTTTACGATGCGCCACCTCAGCGAGGGCTCGACCTCGGATACTTCCACCTGTTTTCTTGATAAACTCAGTGCCTTTTTTACTTGTTTGCGTACTGATCCTCGTACTTTTAAGCTTCGTCGACTCATCGGCGATAACCGAGGCAAACGGCCACGGTTTCGGGTTGTGTTTGAAGTAATCCACAAGCCAAGGTAAGTTTTCATAGTTCGTTGTGAAAACAGAAGCGTTCCGGTTATTCAGCGCCACGGTACGGCGGTCCTTGGGGCCTAGTATCGGTTGCACTTCTATGTTGCGAAGGTGGTCCCACTTCTTCGCTTCATCCGGCCAGGTGGATTGCGCCACGCGTAACGGCGCGATCACCAGGGTCGGTTGCGTTTCCCCGCCTGCCAAATACAGTCGTTCCAGCGCCGTCATGGTCGATACCGTTTTCCCGAGCCCCATCCCTGCAAAAACATTCGTGCGCTGGATTTCGATCTGGAAATCGGTAATCAAGTCCTGGTAGCCGCGGGGCACGTAAATTTTACGGGTCATGCCGCTGGTGTATTTGGGGGAGCCGGAACGATAATCGGATCAAACCCCGCGGCATTTGATCCGCATTTCGCGTTGTCTTGGCGGCTTACAACGGGATTTGTTTCGACCATGACAGGATTCCCGAAAACGGGGTCCAGTACCGTAACAGGGCCCATCCAGTTGCAGCTAGGCCTCGAGTACAGCGGGTCGAACGGGTTGAACCGCGTACAGTCTTTGCAGAAATTCATCGCTTGGCCCCTCCTAAAACAACGTAGTTGATAAAACGGTCCGTTTCCTCGTAGCTGTGGATCACCCACACCTCGCAGCCCATTGCCCTCAACCGTTTATGTTCACGCAGCTGGTCAGGGGCCGGCTCTTTGCCAGGGGCTTTCAACTCGACAAAAAAGACCTTGCCGAAAGGCTCGAAAATCGCCAGCTGGTCAGGTACGCCGCGCCGGCCAGGGCTGACAAACTTACGGGTCATCCCCCGGGTTTCCTTGACGCGGCGCTTGAAGTACGCCTCGACAAGCGATTCACGCATGACTGGCGCGACCCAGCTGGAGGCGCAACAACTGTGTGTGCTTGTCGCGGCACAGGCGTTCGTAGTGCAAAGTGGAGCGTTCAACGTGATCGCGTTCACGATCCAGGGCGTTGAGATGTGCGGCGATGCTGCGGATTTGGCGCCGAAGAACCCAGCGACGGATGAAATTTTTCATGATTTTCTCCTATAGCTACTTAACGAGAATATCGGGCATGATCACCGAGGGTTTGAACACGACTCTGTAGTGGAAGGTACTCACAGCGGTAGGTTCAAGCTGCTCTATAAAATACGTCACATTGTCCGACAGTCCGAGAAAATGTTTCTTGAATGTCGTCGGACCAGTTTTGCAAGTGATTGATATTTTGCGTAGTGTATCAGCGTCCAAGGAGCAAAGCCCTTCGATACTGAGCATGTATTCACCAGTGATGCTGTTATAAAACACAACACGGCGGTTGATTTCAAAGTTGTCTGCTGCCTGGGATAAATTATGGGAAGCGACTTGGGCGTCGTTCGAACAACCTAGAATTGATGCTGTGATGGCGAAAACGGTGATTAAAAGTGGAATACGATTCATGATTTTTCTCCTGTGATTGTTGTGTTACGGCTTAATTATAGCAGTTGCTAAACGTGTGTCAATCTTTTCTGTAGCGATACGCCTCGAAGCCGGCGGCGGCCAGCGGTAGCCCTTTTGTCCAGGACTTGTTTTGCGCCAGTAACCGGGACAGGTCCTCGTGGCTGAATTCCGGTATATCCGGCGCGTCCGTGATCAACTCATCGTGCACCGTCAACCGAATATCGTAGCCGGCCGCCTGGATGTCCGGCATATTGTGCGCCATGACGTTGCGCGCGAACTTTTGGCACAGATTCTCGAAAAACTTACCCCCATAAGTCTTGATCCGCGACCACTGCCGGCTGTACTGGTTCACACCAGCGTAGCTGATACCGCCGCCCTCATCCACGCGCGGCGAGGGGTAGGCCAGGCAATCCCCGCTCGGTAGCATCATGCGAAGCCAGTTGCCGTCGCGCTGGAAATACACCATACCGACGGGGAACGCAACACCGGGTTTGTAGATCGCCTGGCGCGCTGCGTTCTCCAGTTCCCCCCACATGCTGGCGATCCGTGGATTTGCCTCGCGCCACATGCGTTTTAGCGACTCGCAGACGCAGAAAACTTCATCGGCAAGTCCGAAAGTCGGGCGTTTCGTTTCCCTGGCCCACTTCAAAAAGCCTTGCGATTCTTGCCAGATAGCCACGGGTATCGAGTCAATCACGGCGTCGGTCATGTCATCCAGGTCGAGGCCGTAGGTTGCAGCGAACGTCAAGAAAGCGCCTACACCGCCACCGTATGCGAGTCCCAGTTCCTGGACTTTGCCGATCTGGCGCTGAGACTTGTCCACGTCTTCTGGGTCAATGCGCGAGGACCGAGCGTAGGCCAGCTTGTACAGATCGGGACCGGTGCCGGTATCGAAGTCGCGGAACGCCTGTAATTTCCACTTCTCGCCTGCCAGGTAGGCGGCGGCGCGCCCCTCGATGTTGGACAAGTCGGCCACCACCAGTTTCTTGCCGGGCGGCGCGATGATGACGCCCCGCATGCAGTTGGCTGTCAACTCCATAACGTTGTCGACGATCAAGTCGGCGCAACCCAGCTTGATTGCCTCGATGCCGATGTCGATGTCCGTTTGCGGCAGGGTCGGCCGCAAGAAGTTTTGAGGTTGGAGCAGCCGGCCGGCCCAGCGCTGTGTACGGCTGGCGCCGGAGAACTGCAGCAGCCCCCGCATGTAGCCGTCCGGGGATATACCCTTGACGATCCGCTTGTACTTGCTCACTGAGCTGGTGGACGCCTGGAGCCGGATATGGATCAGATTCTTAACCCCGTCCGGGAGGTCAGGGTCGTTCAGCCGGCGCTCCAATGTATCCGCTTTCATGTCGGGCAACGAGATACCGTATTCCGCCAAGATATGCCCGAGCAACTTGTCGCGCTGCGTGGCGGCCTGGATGACGCCGCCTGTGGCTTCTTGCGCCTGGATAGCGAGGCCGGCTTGCGCGATGTCTACCGTTTCAATGGCTTTTTCCGCCAGCTCAAGGTCGATGTAGACGCCGCGTTGATTGATCTCCTGGTCCAGATGCCACAAGTCCAGTTCAAACTTGTTGTTCGGGTAGTTCCACTTCGGGATTTTCGGATGCAAGGCGCGCATCGAGGTAATGTCCGACTTGGCGTATTCGATGAATTCAGCCCACTCGGTAGGATGCGTTTCCCGCGTCGCGCGGCGCATTTTCTGGTTTTTTGGCCGTGGCTTACAGAACAGCTGAATCAGCTGCTTGCCGCGTTTTTGCTTGGCAATGTCTTCGGGCAACTTGAAAATTTCACAGAGCTTGTCGAGACTGCCCGGCAGGCCGTGGCATAGGGCTTGCACCATGAGGTCACGATGTTTGTTTCGGGGCATCATGACGTAAACATCGGGTAACGCATGCCGCAGAATAGTGTTGTCAAACATACCACTATTCTGCCCCCAGTATTCGCCACATTCAGTAAGGGCGGTAGTTAAATCTTGCGGCATGGGGGCGCCGGTGGTGAGATCCCAGAAACGCACTGGGCCATCATCCACAGCCCACACCCACAGCATGACCTCGGCGCCCTCGGCGTAGGCGTGTGTACCGTTGTTGATCGGTACTTCGCTGTAGGTTTCCAGATCCCACCACAGTTTCGTCATGCCTTACCTAACCCCAAAGCGGGCGCACCGGCCCATCCTTCGAACCAGTTCTTTCCAGTCGATTTTTTTTGTTCCTCGGCTGGCTCCGTATCCCACCAGTCTTTTACCTCGGGCTCGACGGCCGGTGCGGCAACGATTTCCGGTTCGCTCCAGGGCAATGCGAGTTTGTGCGGCTGGTGGTATTGCTTGCGCGGTGTAGCGATGACCCGCTGCTCGACGCAATGCTGGATCAGCACACACGTAGCACCCTTCGACAGCCCTAGGGCATTCTCCACGTCTTTCCGTGTGCCGCCGATCTCGGCGATGCGCCGCACGGTCTCGATACGTTCCGGTGTCATGATAAGTTGCATGATTTTCTCCCCGAAAGAAAAGCCCGGTTCCCCGGGCCACAAGTTACGCCAGGTCGTCCTCGGCCGGGGCCTCGATGCTGTCGAATTCGTCTTCGCTGACGGGTACGCCGGCGCCGAACGAATCGCCATCACGGAGAAACTGAATACCGCGCAGCTGCGCCCGAGCAGCTTTGCCGAACTTGTTGTCTTGCGCCCAGATATCCACGGAGGCGTTGACATAGCAGCCGCCGTAAATCATGCCCCGTTCTTTTTCCGACAACGGGCTTTTACGGTCCGGTCCACCGCCCAGGATCAACGGCATGCCGTCTTCCTGCCGTCGCACTGACGACAGTACCATCATACCCTCGTAGCCGTCGTACGTCTTGCTATCGCCCGAATACAGGCAGCACTTTTGCGAGTTATCCTTAGTGTCGGCGATGATGGCTTTCGCTTTGGTTTTGAACTTCTCGGTCATCACCTCATCGATGGCGGCTGTCAGCGTTTTATGCTCGGCGCTGCCCGGGGGGAACAGGAAAGCGGCTTTGTAAGTGAAGGGGCCGGTTCCCTGGAACTGCGTAGCTTCCCAAATTTCAGGAAAGGCCAGGCGAACGTTATTGAGTTTGACGATCATTTTTGTTTCTCCTCAGGTGTAATTTCATAAATAAGAACAACACGTTGCGCGCTATTGACATCGACGTTTGCCAGTATTTGTCTTACTAACACGTCGGCAGCTTGTTGAATAATTTCCGGTTTATTTTCATAACAGGGAATTATTACAGAGTCTCTTTTCATACCAAATCCTCTCCACTTTGAACGGGATCAAATTCATCAACCAGGGGTTTGATTTCAAGAGGCGCGCGCTTGTCCGATACGTGGGCAACGTGCGGCTTGCCCGATTTTTGCGTGATCATGCTCTCAACTTTCTTGGCGCGCCGCGGCTGGTCTTTCAAGAGATCCAGGATCGGTTTCGGCCCCAGGAGTTTGAAGCTGTACATTTCCTCCTGCTTAAGCCGGAAGGATTTGAGCAGCTTCTCAGCCTCCTCGTCCGAGTCCCAGGACCTGTTACCCTTGCGCCCTTCCACAAGCTTCGTGCCAGGCACTTCGCGGCCTTGCAACAGCTCATACTCGATGCGGCCGCGCACGGCTTTGGTCCAGTCCTCGATGAAGTCCAGCGCCGGCCAAATGTCGCCCAGGTCATTGTTAGACAGCATCGTTATCGCCGTATCGATAGGTGGCTGCATGGCGTCAAAGTCCAATCCGATCACCTCTTTCACTTTCTCCGAGCGCGCGGGGCACACGGCTTTGGCGCGGCACCATTCGCACTGTTTGGCGCCGGGGTTGAAATCCTCGGCTTTCAACGCGCGCTGGTCCCGCATATGGTGGATCAGGACCGCTCTGGCAGCGGCTGGCGCTGCGGTGTTGTCGACCCAATCCTGCAGCTCCCCCACACTGAACGACCACTCGGTAGGCGCGCCGATGGCCGGCTGGTCGATCACCGCCGTTACGGTCTGGAACTCGGCAACCAGGCCGAACTTCTCCAGCGCGCCAGCAGCGTACAGCATGAGCTGCGGATTGTTCTCGACTTCCACCTCGCGGTAACCGAACTTGGCGTCGATAGGACATATCTCGGCGCGGCCGTCCGGCCAGGTGGCGATCAGCACCACGTCAGCGCGGCCGGTGGCGTTCACCTCACCGGTAATATGCGAGATCGGCACGTCCTGCTCGATTTCGATCTGCACATCGGCGCCAGCCAGCTTATACGCCTGGACACGATCCGCGATGTTATCGAGCACCTGTTGCACATCATCAGCGAAGGCTTGGTCAACGAAATTGCCTTTCTCCATGACGCTGCCAATCAACCCCTGCGCCGACACCTTGGACGATAGACAGGAGGCCAACAGCTGGTGCTTATCGGTGCCGAGATCCGCAGCCGTGGTATCACGGATGTCTGGCTGATCAGCTTCGGCAGCCAAGGAGTTCGCACAGTTGATCCACTTGGCCGCGCCCGAAGGGCTGAGAAGCGCGTGGTATTCTTCGGTCATTACGCCCCCGCTTCCGGATCGAGATCGCCGGACAGGACCAGGTTTCCTTCATGCACGAACAGGGCGTACTGTTCTTCTTTCAGGTCCGGGCCTTTCTTGGCGCCATAGCGCGCCAGGAGCGCCACGACTTTGTCGCGGCTCTTAGCGGAAATCGCCAGGATCAACTTTTTCACGTCCTCGTAACCCGGTTCTGGCAAAGATGACCCGGTAGTCGGTGCAGACGCTTTCGACGACTCGGGGGTCGTAGGCGCTTCCGCCTTCGACTTTTTTGCAGCAGCTTCCTGGAGGGCTCCTTCCGCTTGTTTCAACGCTTGACCCGCCGTTTTTATGTCCTTGTCTGGCAATGAGACAGAGCTGCTCATCGTCTGTGCTGCCACCAAATTATTGATTGCCTGCGCCAAAAGTTCGATGCTTGATTCGAGTGACATTACTTTTCTCCTTAGAATTTGTATTTCAAAGACAACAAATGCGTATGTTTCCAGATCGTGGAGTAAGGGTCGTTCTTTACCCCGTCGTTGGAAAAATATTGGTACGACAACGTAAAATTATTGCGCCCGACAGATACGCCGTACGTCGAACTCCACACCCATTTATTCATGTTGTGGGCGTAGACCGTTTGCGGCGGGGTATTTGGATTTGGTTGCCAGTTGTAGACTACCTCCGAGAATAAGGGTTTGTGGAGATAGGGGCCGAACTCGGCACCGAACCGCCAGCCATTAACGACATAATACGGTTCCAGCGTGAAAAGGAATCCTTGGTCGTGACCGCTGCCGACGAAATTAGCCAAGGGCAAACATTTCCCGTTACACCCTTTGCTTACAACGTTGTAGTTGGCGTCGTCAGGCACCGCCATCGCTTGAGTGTGCACCGTGCCCAGATAAACCCAATCAGCGTGGTACGCCAAGCCATAGCTTGGCCGACGCCACAAGTTACCTGTTACACCTACCTCTAGAGCAGTGGGTTCCAATTGCAGGCTATTTTGAAACCCTTCCTGATACCAATAGCCGTCTGCCTTTTTATCGTAATGCGAACCGCCAACACCCATCTCGAAATCGACCGCGCCGGCCGATAGGCACGTCCCTGCGATAAGCACGGCAACGGTCAATTTCATGGTGTTCTCCTGTTAGTCGAACGGTTTAGTCTTCCACCCTGCGCCAGCCTTCCGGCGAATACTCGCGCTGCCGGCGGATCTCGTAATTGCCTGGCGTGATCTTGATTGTTTCGTGCGTGTCGTAGTTGCGCAGGTGCTCCAGCAACGTTTCAGTCGCATCCGTAGCTTCGATCACCCGCAGATAGGACACCATCGGATCGCCGGTTGTCAGCAGCTGTACGTTAGGCCGCGCTTCGATGACGTGGTTATGCCCCGTTTCACTGTGAGCAACTACAAACACCCCTTTTTCCGCGTTCATCGCTACGGCTTTCGCCGGAATAGTTTCGATACGACGGATCATGAGATCGCCTTGTGCTGCCATTTTGTTAAAAGTTTTCATTTCAATACTCCTTGGTTAAGTACGCACTTCGGGTGAAAAATCTTTAGGGTCAAGACCGTAAGTCCAGGCGTTTGCCTGTATCGCGGTCTTCATATCTGGCGGAACAGGGAGTGCAAACTGGCGCCCCGTTCCACACTTCACTTGCAGGAAACGTTCCCGGCCGGAATCAGGCAAGTCAACTTCGAGCAGCGTTCCTATTTCCTCGTCGCCGTCTTCATCGATAACACGGGCGTTCAATTCACGAAGAATTTTTGCCCATCCGACAATCTCGCAGGCAGCCCGGCGCTGCTCGATATTCGACCAAGTAAGCGCTTCTTTTGCCGAAGGGGGTTTGCCACTTACCCATTCCCCGGGGATCGAGACGCCGTGCCAATAATACAAGCTCCAGCCATCGCGCCAGCGGTGGGAGGGCCCGTTTTCGCAATGTGGACGGTTTTCGTTATCTACCCTCAAAATCTCGGGGAAATCGCTCACCATACAGAAATCTTCATGCATGACACGGAAACCGCCTTCAATTGCGCATTGTTCCCAGGCCGCATATTTTTCATGAACGGGGAGCTTCAAACCGAGAATATCTCGAGCAGCCGATAAATAACTATCGTAACCCGCCCACATATTGCCTCCTTGATAGCTTGAATACCACCGTTCTGCACATTGCAAACCAGGTACACCTGCTAACTCTTGACATGCTGCAGCGGCCTCAGTCGCGGCCCCAGTCGCGGCCCCAGTCGCGGCCCCAGTCGCGGCCCCAGTCGCGGCCCCAGTCGCGGCCAGAGTCGCGGCCTCAGTCGCGGCCAGAGTCGCGGCCTCAGTCGCGGCCAGAGTCGCGGCCCAAGTCGCGTCCCCAGTCGCGGCCCCAGTCGCGGCCCGAGTCGCGGCCTCAGTCGCGGCCCGAGTCGCGGCCTCAGTCGCGGCCTCAGTCGCGGCCCGAGTCGCGGCCC